TTCATCCTTTTCGGATTTTTCCTCTTTTTCTGCTAACTGTGCTTTCAATCGCTCGTTCTCTTCCTGCAAAGCAAGAAACGTAAACTCCGTCTTTGCAAGCTGAACCTTAAGTTCTGCGATTTCAGCAGACAGTTTCTTTTCCACATAGTCATTGAGTGTAATTTTGTTTTCATCCATTTCTTTTTACCTCCTAAATTTGAATTATTTATTGTAACACTGGGAATATTGCTATTCCATTCAGGTTATCATTAGTTATGTCGTTATACTGTGCATTAACGGCTAGGTTTCCGGTCTTGGCATTAAACGCCACTCTAACACACTCACCTCTACCAGTTACCATGTTGTGATACTGGACAACATCTGCTGCACCGGAATCACCCGGCATTAACTCTGTTTGAACAAAGCTCGCCCAAGCGGATGCCGAAGCAATTGGATAGTTGCGAAATACTACGGCTTTGAACAATCCACCATTCATGGTAATACCATATAATGTAGTTGAACTCGGCGTCGTTGTTGTTACACTCGAACAATGCTTCTCAAAAGCAACATTGGCATTTAATGTAGTGGTTCCTGCTCCACCTACACGACCAATAGACACACTTCCACCGTAACTATTCAGATATAATGTTGTTGCGGCATCATTTGCATTAACTGCTTGGATTGTCCTTTGTCCAAGGTTCATATGATTTCCGTCAGGCGAGGATATTCGCAAATCGAAGCTAGTTAAAGAAGCATTTTTTTTACTGCCAATGCCAAACGGTGAAGAACAATACATAGGGTCAGTACCATCTTCAATACCATTAGTATATTTCCACCGTCCAAATCCATAATCTCGATAAATGGTTTGGTATGATTTTTTGGTCCCATCGCCAGTAAAGGTTGTAATATATAATCCAGGGTATGACCAATCGGAAATAAGTTCGATTTTTTGACGTGCTGAAATCGAACCTACCATGTTATAACGAGAAACATGTTCAATACTAATGTCGCCATCACATGTTAATATTTTAGAATCAACATAGCCATTTGCATCCCATTCATATTTGGCGCTACGATAATATGGAGCGCCATCGCTCGAAAGTTTAAGTTCATAAATGTTTTGTTTACCTGATGCGAGACTGCTGTTTTCTGTGTAGTTTTTGGATAGTCCATTCGTTTGGATTTCAAATCCACCAATCAAACCGTTATCTATCTCTGCATTTGCACCTTTTAATGTTGCACCAGTGATGGTTCCGGTTGCCGTCACGTCTTGCGAAAATATTTTTTTAATAACAGCAGAATTCGCAAAAACCTTTTCAACATCAAGTTCATTTGCTGTTATGCTTTTTGCTACTATTTTATCTGCATTTACGGTCCGGTCAGTAAGTATATATCCATCCAAAGTATCAATCGTTTTACTTTGAAGTTCTCCTAAATTATTCAGCGAATAAAGCAAGCCATTTTCGCCTTTTAGCAATATTCTGTCTGCCACTAAGGTTCCGGCCGTAATGTTTGCGGCGTTGACTTCAACACTATCTAAGAAACCAGTGATATGTCCTTCTACGATTGTTGCTCTATCAATAAGACCAACTTCTGTAAATAATGTAGCAATATCCGCAACTTCAATATTGGATAATTTAATGTTTGCATATTTTAAATCTGCGCTTTCTGCTGACAGATACCCTAAGTCTGCTACCTTTGCACTAAGGTTTTCTGTAGTGATAGCCTTTGAGGACAATGTATCTATCTTTCCATCTACTGTTTGCAATGACGTAATCGTTGCATATGTCAAATCGGCATTTTCGGCAGTAATATATCCAAACTCACCGATAGTTGCTTTCAGATTTTTAATATACGCATTATCAACCGTCAAATCCGTAATAAAAGATTTCGACACCTTTTCCAACTCAATCGTAGCATCCGCAATCTTTGCGTTGGTGATTGTAGAATCCTTAATCTTGCTATTCTCAATCGTGGAATCCGCAATTTTACTATTTGTAATAACTCCATCCTTGAAAATAGCACCAAGGATTGTACTAGTAACCGTTCCGCTTGCCTGCGCCATTGTTCCACTATTGTAACTACTGGAACCACTGCTACCAACTGACGATGAGTTTGATTCCTGCACTTCACACGGTGATGTAATCTCCGCATAAAATCCACCATCGTAGTACAGCGTCATTTCTCCGACAAGCACATACTTTTTAACGCCGTCATAGTCCTCGAACGTAAGCATTTCACCAACCGACATAAGAGGATGCCAGTACATTGTTTCGATACTCGCTTTATGGTAAACAAACGCCTTGTTCAAAAAGGATAACCCTGTTTTCCACTGCATTGGCGTAACTTGTCCTAAATACGTATGAACCGTATTTCTGTCAAGCGTTTCGTATAATATCCAAGGTGTTTCAATCGTCACTGGATAATTCTCTACATTCGATACACTGCTTGCCTTGTCATTCAATACGACCGTGGATTCACCCTCGTAATATCCAAATCCAACATAGTCACTGTTTGTCTCGTAAAAGTACCAATTATTAGCCTTTACAGATACGTTGTTTGGACACATAAGGTTGTTTCCGAAAATCGCATTAGAATCATAGGTATCTCCATTAAATATAGGTCTGTAATTGTTATCTGCTTGCAACTCTGGTAACTGCTTAATATAAAAAGCACCGTTTTTTTCAATCACATTTGCACGTAACAAAACTGCTATACCAGACAACAAATCTCTCCATGTGATTCTGCTTTCCCAATCCCAATCGTAACCATCCTCATCATTGTCCGCAAAATTTGATAACATAGGAATCATCAAATGGTACAACTTATATTGTTTGATTGACGATAAAACATCTTTCCAATTATCAATGTATAGCGGACATCCTGTGACACGCAAAAAGTCTTGCGGCAAATACTCCCAATAATAAACGTCGTCACGTGTGTAGATAAACTGCAATTGGCTAGGTACGTATTTTTCTTCCAATTCCGTTTTGTGATATTCGTTTAGCGAACTAATGACGATTTCTGCTCTATCCATGTATTCGCTCATTAAACCGTTTCCAGTAAATGAAACAGTATCACCGTTGTATGTTGGATTTTCTTTTACAACAAATCTTCCGATAGGTACCGGATATGCAAATTCATTCCCTATAATAATCCATGCATTTACAATAGTTCCTTTTAATGTATTATCGTAATATGTCTTTGCAATAAGGGCATCCGTAAAATCGTTATTTTCTGCATACATTTCACAACTCATAGTAGGACTATAAGTAGAGCCATAACTGGCAAATGAATCACTAACACAACCTTGCGATATACTTACAGATATTAGCGTTTCTTTTCCTCTTGTGCTTACACTATCAGAATTTCCTGTACTTATACTCAAATATAATTCTGTTGCTATGTCAGTATATGAAACTGCACAGTCTCCAGTAATATCTGTTTCATCTTCTGTGCAGAACACGTACCAAGACATATACCTATAATCATCCGAAATCATCATGCTTTTACAATCAATCGTATTTACGCCACGTTTATACACACTTCCGTTATTGATAGCGTATTTTACGTAGTAATGAGTTTTGTTATAGTCAAAATCCAAAAAAGACAAACTAAACGAATCTCCGATATTTACATCTTTTACATGTGAATCATATTTCAATGTATATGTAGGGTCACTTTCCAAAACATAAAAAACTTTTGCTGTATAACTCATCGTTCCACCGCCTGTATCTGTATGCTAGACCAAATAAACTTTCCCTTAATGAAAGTCATTGCGTCAAAACTAGGGTTGCCAAAATAAAACTGCTTTGTTTCTTTTTCTCCTTTTTCATTGGTAAACTGTATGTAACCGTACCGGTTTGATAAATCATCTGGGTCTGCGTACTTCATCAACTTTTTGATTTCGCTTGGCGTCAAATTTGCCGGAAATGCCATGTCAAGCGTTACTTTCTTTGCAACTATCTTTCCGTTGTAAAGTGCTTTTGAACTTCTTCCTGCTTTTGCGTTCCACACTTTTTCTCGTGAGATTTTCCAACCCTCATATTTTGGTGTTGGCATATCTTCTAAACTGTCCTTAGTCCAACCAAACTTCAACGTAAATGCCATATGACACCTCCTAACTTTTTCACATAAAAAAGAGACTCATTCGCATGAGCCTCTTTCTTTAAGCCATGTTCCAAGAAATTCCTTTGTTCTTGGAGATTTTCTTTGCGTTGTTCATAATTGCCGTTGTGACTTTTGTTCCGTCAAGGTAAACATCACCGCCACCGACATTTGCATTTGATAATTCCTCTTTGATCGCCGCCTTTGTAGCCGCATAAACAGCCGGCGCAACCGCTTCGGAAATACCGGTCGTAATCTGTTTGTTATTTGCAACAACGGACTTACCATTGTCGAATTTACCCATCATTTCGCCGTGACTTGCGCGGAACCAACCATCTTCTGGAAATCCACCGTTAGCATAAGTCTCGTAATTCAATCCGTACTTTTTCAGCATTTTGATTAGTGATTTTTCTGCATGGCTTACGAATATCTGTCCTTGCTGACCTATTGTCACTCTGTTTTTGGCATTGTTTATAGCAGCAGTCAATTTTCCGTAATTTACTTTTCTTCCATCCATTGACTTGACAGATGATTTCAGCTTACCTTCCGTCACATTGTTAATCGAAGCATTGACATTTAATGAAAACTTTTTCTGTTGCAACTGTGTTTTAACTGCGTTATACCAACCTTTACGAAGTTTAGGGTCAATATTTACATTTATGTCACGGTTTTTCATGGTTTTCATCGCAATCTGCAAATCACCAAACGTCTTTATATCCCAACCTTTAATTCCAGCCGTAATTGTTACTGTTTTGCTATTTATGCTATTTACTTTTCCCTGCAAACTATCAACATCATCACCGCCAGATGTTTCAGCCTTGATTTTTACTGCTTTTGGCTTCAATGAATCAATTTTCTTCTTCAATGCATCTGTTGACTTGTAGTTCTTATCTGTTATCTTTTTGTAATCTTCCCACGTAATTTCACCATTTTCGAGTGCTTTTTTCAGTTTGTCCTGTATAGATTTACTTTCGGAAGATGAAATTCCAAGTTTTTTCATTTTCTTATTAAGTGTATCTACGGCCTTTGAATATTTCGTCGTTTGTGTAATTATTGGTTTGTAATCATTGAGTTCTTTTTTGCCTTTATCTATCTTGGTAGCAACATTACCTTTGCTTTCACCAAGCAAATCCAAAAAGTCTGCTGCCGACTGTACGGATTGTTTATCAGTCATTGTCTTATAATCTTTATCAAGTGCTTTTCTTATCGTTTTCTCCGATATTTCTCCACTTTCTAATTTTTTATTAAGACGACCAACAAGTCTATCCACTGTATTGGTATTAGAACCATAACCGAATTTGTCCATCATCTGAACAACTTCTTTAAGCAACATAGACTTATCATCGGTACCGCTCGCATACCGTTTCACATTGCCTTTTGCGTCTCCACCGGCAGTAATGCTGTTTTCCCACCATCCATAGGCGGCAACAAGAGCAACTCCCATTGCTCTTCCCATTTTACTACCTAAGCCACTAAACTTATCCGTCAAACCTTTTGAGTTTATTTTTGCCGAAATTAAAGAATTGCTTATTCCATCACTAAAGACTATTTTTAGTGATTTCCAAAGAGTTTTTAATTTTTTATAGGCAAACACTCCAATAAGAACGGTTGATAACTTAAATGCAATACCTAATGGGTCTCTAATAAATGCCGAAATAGCCACTTTC